AGTATGAGTAAAACAAAGATAATACCTGTAAATAAGTTGCTGAAGTTTCTTGGCAAAGCAGGTGATTTGACAGATGCACAGATAGCTGCAAAACGAAAGAAGCCTACACAAGAAGGTATTAAGTTTGGCAAGAACAAAGATATTGATTTGGGAATGCCTAATAAATTTGAAGAGCAAATATCTCGTGAGTTAGAAACAGCCGTTAAATTAAAAGGTAGTAAAGTTGAAAACATGACGGTAGGCAAAAAGTCTATGGCGAATTTTTTAACTGACCAAGTAAAGTATAGTAATTATAATCCAAAACTTATGAATAAATTGGAAAAAGAGTTTCCAGATATTTATAATAAAATTATAAAGAAACAAGAAAAAGAATATGCATCAAGTCGCAGACGTGCAGGACAAACTAAATCAGCTACAGCTAAGAAACTTGAACCGGGAACTTACATGAATAGGGAAACTGGTGAAATATTTGAAAATGTTAAAAGCATGGATGATTTACCAAAGGGTGCAAAGAAGACAGACTATGTTAGAAATCCAACACCTAGACAACTAGAACAGTTTGCAAGAAGTGCAAGAATAAAAGCAATGCTCAAAAGACAAGGTGATACACCTGCAAAAGATAGAGCGTTGGATAAAAAGAAGCTAGGACGTGCGTTGGGTGAAATGATGTCTGATGAAAACATATTAAGAGATAGACGTTCTAAGATTGGCATGACAGATTTTAGAAAAGGTGGTATGGTAATTTCAACTGTCGATAGACTTAAAAGGAGAAAGTAATGGGGAAAAAAGATGATGTTATGGTTGTTTCTATCGGTGTTGGAAGTATTCCAAAAAAGAAACTAGAAAAAATGAAAAAGGCTGAAATGGCTATGGGCGGTACAGCTAATGGTAAAAAGCATATGTATTCAGCAGGTGGTAATGTTACGGATAACCTACCAAACAAAGGATTAAAACAATTAGCTAAATCTGAAAAAGGTAAAGAAGCTGTGCGAAAGATGGGTTTTAATGTTTAATGAAACGTATCCCACGAAAGAAAGGACAACCTGCAAAGTCCAAGAAACACAGCGACCTTTATACAGATGAGAATCCTAAAGGTACAATAAAAGGTTTAAAGTTTGCTACAGTTAAAGATGCTGAAGAATCTGTTCGTAAGATTAAATCCTCTGGGCGTAGTCATGCACATAAGACGCAAGCTGCAATCGCTATGGAACAAAGGGCGAGGGTTGCTGGCAAAAAAGCAGCCGCAGCCGTCTACAGAAAATTTATTGAACAACAAAAACGAAAAACTCGTGCATCCAATAGAAGCTGACATTCGTAAATGGTCGCATGAATTTTTAGAAGTACCGAATGAGAAACTAAATGGTTTACCACCATGTCCTTATGCTAAACAAGCATGGTTAGATAATAAGGTTACATTTAGTATTAATACAGGCTTAGAAGGTCTGGTCAAAGAGATAGTTGACTTTGACTGTCATAACTACGATATAGTTATATGGGCAAGTCATCTGTTGCCTGACGTAGAATACCTTGATGGATTCTGTGATGGTATAAATGAAGCTCTGTCTTTAGCAGGGCATGATATGCACCTAATGGTGTTTCATCCAGATTATGATGCAAAAGAAGCAGGTCTGGATTTTCTTGTCGATGACGGTGTAACAGATAAGAATTTATCTTATTGCATGGTCTTTGTACAAAAACTTTCATTGTTGGATGACGCAGCAATGAGTCTAGCGAAGTCAGGATATTATAAACATTTTCCTGACGACATATATCAAACCCTAGTAATAGACAGAAGGAGACTACGAAATGGCAATGCACGGAAAAGCAAAAATGGCTAAGAAGAAAAAAATGATGCGTGGCGGCATGGCAAAGAAAAAAATGATGGGCGGTGGTATGGCCAAGATGTCCAAAAAGAAAATGCGTGGCGGTGGCATGATGATGGCAAAGAAGAAGATGATGCGTGGCGGAATGGCTAAGAAAAAGAAGTAATGCCATATGTCAAAGATTCACAACTTCATGGGCAAGGTGTATTCGCTGATAGAAAATATTCTATTGGAGATACGATTGAACTGTGTCCTTATTTGGTTACAGATGACGATGATGTGGGAGAAGATTGTGTCCTACATGATTATATGTTTCAGTCTCCCAATGATGATTGTGAAGAGTATCTCATCGCACTTGGTCTGGGCATGGTGTACAATCATAGCTCAGACCCAAATGCTGAGTGGGAAATTAATGAAGAAGATAACCGCTTTATTCGTTTTGTTGCGGTTAAAGAAATAAAAGAAAACGAAGAAATCTGTCACGATTATGGTGATGAGTATTGGGAAAGTAGATAATGCCTAGAGTAGCAGAGGGTTCAAAGTTTAGAACAGACATAACTGCGTTGTCTTCAACAAACGATACAGATTGTTATGTCGTTCCAAAAAACTTTGCAGCACATATCGAAAATGTTTTTATAGCAAATAATGACGGTAGCAATAGAACCTTTACAGTTAAGTATTATAATAAAAAGGCAAATACAACAACTACATTGTTTGATGCTCATGCTTCAAATACAAAAACAATAACACATCTAGTGACAATGGATAAACCACTCTATATTCATTCAGAAGACAAAATTATTGTCGCAGCGTCAGCAGCAGATACACTTCTTGTTGGTGTTGCAGCTGAAGAATTTTATGACCCAAATAGATAGGATAAGGAGATGCCACTAACACCTAAAGGAAAGAAAATACAATCTGCCATGAAGAAACAATATGGGGAGAAGAAAGGTGAACAAGTCTTCTACGGAGCCGCCAACAAAGGAACAATTAAAGGCGTGGAGAAAAAACAAGAACTCAAGAAAGGTGGGTCAGTTCGAAAAAGCAGTAAATCGAAAAGTACTAAAAAGAAAAGCAAAAGTAGAGTTAATGAAGCTGGTAACTACACTAAACCCGGATTAAGAAAACGTATATTTAATAGAATTAAAGCTGGCTCAAAAGGTGGAAAGCCCGGTCAATGGTCGGCAAGAAAAGCACAAATGTTAGCCGTTGCTTATAAAAAAGCAGGCGGTGGATATAAGTAACTCACAAAACTAATACCCCCTAATCCCAACATCGTGAGGAAATTTTATGTTAGCAGAATTAGCAGCGGCAAATGCCGCCTTTGCTGTTATCAAGCAGTGTGTCCAAAATGGACGTGAGCTTGCATCAGCAGGAAAGCAGATATCAGATTTTGTATGTGCCAAGGAAGAATTAACAAGACGAAAAAATAAAAAAACAAACAGAGGACACAAAGCATCTGACTTAGAAGAATTTATGGCTCTTGAAAAAATAAAACAAAATGAACAGCAGTTAAAAGAGATAATGATTTGGACAGGTAGACCCGGACTTTGGAATGATTGGCAAAAGTTTTTGGCAGAAGCAAGAAAGTCAAGACGAGTACAAGAAGAATTAGCAAAAAAGAGAAGAGAAGAGTTAGCCCAACTTTTTGGTATATGTTTAGGCATAGCTATTTTTGTAGTAGGAATGATAGGTATTGTTTATTGGGCATTGTGGTTGAAAGGTACATTATAAATGGCATTAAAAAAATCACAGAAAAGTTTAGTCTCTTGGGGCAAACAAAAGTGGCGAACTAAATCAGGTAAACCATCTTCAGAGACTGGAGAACGCTATTTGCCTGAAAAAGCAATAAAATCCTTGACAAGTGCTGAATATAGTGCTACAACTAAAGCCAAGCGAGAAGGTACTCGTAAAGGCAAACAGTTTGTCAAACAACCAAAATCTATTGCAAAGAAGACTGCAAAGTTTAGAAGAGGAGTAGGATAGTGTCTATTGTAAATGCATTGATAGGACCTGTCGGAAACATACTTGATAAGTTTATAGAAGACAAAGACCAAAAGGCTAAGTTGGCTCACGAGATAGCCACCATGTCTGAAAAACATGCGCAGGAAGCTATGCTTGCTCAGTTAGAAATAAATAAAGCTGAAGCAGCATCAGGTTCAATATTTAAAGGCGGATGGCGACCAGCCGTAGGGTGGGTCTGTGCGATTGCTTTTGCATATCACTTTATTTTAAAAGACTTAATTATATTTGGTGCATCTTTTGCAGGTGCAGATTTACCAGAGCTTCCAGAATTTGACATGGGTACACTTTTAACTGTTTTGGGCGGCATGCTCGGAATTGGTGGACTCCGCACATATGAGAAGCAAAAAGGATTGACAAAATAACACAAGATTTATTTCGCCATTTAAGAACACACATAGCAAAAAAGAAAAAGAAAAGGAGATACAAGATGGCATTCCAACTTTCACAAAAGAGTTTATCAAGATTAAATGGTGTTAAAAATGAAATGCATTCAGTAGTTTGCGAGGCCATCAAACTGTCTAAAATTGATTTTGGTGTGACCTGTGGTTTAAGAACGGAAGCAGAACAACGTGAGCTTGTAGATAAGGGCGCAAGTCAAACAATGAAAAGTCTTCACTTGACAGGTGATGCTGTCGATGTTGTCGCTTATTTAGGTTCAAGAATTTCTTGGGAACTCAATTTGTACGATGACATTGCTGATGCTTTTAAAGAAGCTGCTTTAAATAATAATGTAAAATTAAGATGGGGCGCAGCTTGGCATCAAAACCTAACTGATTGGGAAGGTTCATCTGAAGATTTGATGAATGCTTACGTAGACCTCAGACGCTCACAGGGCCGTCGGGCATTTATTGATGCGCCGCATTTTGAATTGGTAAGTTAAGTGATTACTCCTGAAAAGTTAGATGCATGGCGGATTATTCCACGTGCATTAATTTTAGCGTACATGATAGTGTTCTATCAAACTTGTAATTGGTTTATGAGTTTACCAGACCCTAATAATGCACAAGCAGGTTTTGTATCTGTGGTTGTTGGTGCAGGTGCAGCTTGGTTTGGTTTATATGTAAATGGAAACAGAGCTTCTGTGCAAGTTCAATCAAAAACGGAAACAAAAGAAAATGTCTAGGCAACTTAATGAAAGACAAGAAAAGTTTCTAAGTGTTCTTTTTGAAGAAGCAAATGGTGATGTAGTGACTGCGAAGAAACTTGCAGGTTATTCTGATAACACACAAACATCAGCTATTGTTAAAGGTTTAAAAGAAGAGATACTAGAAGCTACATC